GCTGCTTGGCCAGTAATTGGTATTTGGTGTGCCTCTATGGGGATTGCCGTTTCATCTTTTAATTTGAACGGTCTGAATTTTAATCAATCAATTCTTGACCATCAAGGTAGAGTAATTAAAACTTGGGCGGACATATTAAATGGCGCTAATTTAGGATTGGAAGTGATTCATGAACGGAACGCCCATTAGAAAGTGGTGGCTCTATCAAGTAATTGATAGATGTAAATCGGATGAATTGCTGGAACCCCTCCAAAATAAAAGGGCAATCAGCAGCCAAGCCTCAAACGAACTTTTGAGGAAGGTTCAACGACTAGGTGGTTTAGGGAGCGCCCTATGTAATACACCATTAGCGTCCGACAACCTAATAAAATAGGTTGATGATATAGTCTGCTCCATAAGAATGGTAAACTTATGGGATAAGCGAACTTTCCTTTAGATTTGGCATCAGTACAAACAACTTCGGTTGCTCTTACTGCTCCTTCTATCGGTTGATAAATAGTCAAGGTTCATAGAACCAAACGGCAAAATGGGAGAGGACTTCGGTTCTCTCCTTTTTTATGGTATAATAAATAGTAATGCCGTTAAATCTATGAAACCGAAATGTACAAGGAATTGTTGTACTCAAAACTTCTAGTAGAAAGTGTAAGAAGTAAATCTACTGGAGACTTTCATTATGTTTATGTGGTTGTGTCTGAAGAAAAACCAGACTATTTTTATTTTGGAAAACACTCAACACACAATCTAAATGATGGATATCTTGGGAGTTCCGCAGATAAAGATTGGAACTTACTAAAAAGAACTTTATATCCTATTGCTTTTTTTGAGGACGATAGTGAAGCAATAGGATATGAGACTTTAGTACTACAAAAATACGACTTAAAAAATCATCCATATTGTATCAATAAAGTAAATAATGATTACTTAATGGGTGGATGGAATAGAGGAATAAGTATAAATGATGAACACAGAGATTATGTAAAATATCTTTATGAAGAAGAAAAACTATCAATAACTAAAATTGGTAATAAGATTGGACTATCAAAAGGTTCTGTGATGGTTCTACTGAAACAAGCAAAGGTTATATTAAGAGAAAATAGAACTACATCTTATGGAGATGAGTATTGGAAAAATCATATTCATAGTGAATGTGAAAGAAGGGGATTGGATGTTGTTTTTATTCCATCTAAATTAAGTAAATGGTCTAAAGTTAAAATTTCTTGTAAATGTGGTGGAGAGAAAGAAGTTCTTGTTTCTGGATTAAAACTTGGAGATGCTTGTTGTAAAAGAGCATCAAAACTTGGAGATAAAAATCCTATGAGAAACAAAACTCCACATAACAAAGGTAAAAAAATATGCTAACAATCCTCGCAGCCTTCATAGCATTCGGAGTGTTCCTCTTTCTAATGTCTCTAATTTAATCAAAAATATTTTCAATAAAATTCCAGGAATACACTAATTTTTTATCCTGAACTATTTTCCAAGTATGTCTTTTGTTACTTATAGTTCTCATAAGAACTACAATATCCTCACACCATTCAATGGATAATAATTCAAGGCAGTATGTGATTGTTTGTTTTTTATTTCTTTTCAATCTCATTATGAATAATTTTTTGTCTCCATTATAATCAGATATAATACCAGAAATTTCTGAAAGTCTAAATCCAATATGAAATTTTAATTTGGAAGTTTTACTATTAGTTTCCAAGTAATCTTGAAAATTAATTATAAATTTATCAATATTCTTAAGATACAATTCTAATAATTTTGATTTTTCAGGGATTTTCATTATAAGTTCTCATAAGAATTTTATTTGTATTTATGCTAACCATTCTCATAATCTTCCAACTCTTCGGAGTATTCCTCTTTCTAATGTCACTAATTAATCAAAAATACTTTCAATAAAATCTAAATATTCTGGTTTATTATTTCTTTGAATTATACTAATACATTTTTTTTTAGATGAAATATTTTTAATTGATTCTTCATCCTTATTTTTTAACAATAAAAGAATACCATTATCAATTACTTTTTGTAGATTTTCTTTAACTTCTTCGTATTCCATTATGAGTTATCGTATATTTTCTTAAGTGATTTTTTCTTTTTTGAATTATCTCTGTTTGATGCACTTTGTTGCTTCATATCATTATCTCTATTTTTACCTCCCATAATATTTACTGTGGTTTTTGCAGATGCTATTGATTTTTGTGTGAGATTTTTATCTAAATTTTTATCGTATTGTCTATTAATTGCTCTACCAAGACCGTTTTTTATTTTATTAAATCTTTTTATATGATTATCGTCTTTCATCTTTGTTAATAAGTTTTTTGCAAACTTTAATTTATGAGTTTTTAATTTCTCATCTTGTGTTGCATCTGTTTTGGATCTATTATTGATTTTTCTACTCACCTTATCTTCTGGAAATGGTTTAAATTTTTCAATAATTGTTATAAATTCTTTATAAGTTTTCATAAGAATTTTATTTGTATTTATGCTCACCATCCTCCTGCTCTTCCAGTTATTCGGAGTGTTCCTCTTTCTAATGTCCCTACTATGATAACCTCCACAACTTCAAATAAACTCGCAGAGATTATCAGAGATACTTGGCCCAATCTTTATAGACCACCAGCAGATTTCAAACCACCATCAGATTATAAACCAACAAAAGACAAATAAATACTCGTAGATGCTTCTTTGTATGCACCTCTACGATTCTTCTAAAGAGTATTTGTTTAATTTACAAGCAACAAGTTCATCAGATGCAAAGAGAATGTGGAGACAATCAATCAAAGATAAATGGAATCATAAATGTGCATACTGTGGAAACACAGAAAATCTTACAATCGATCATATCATTCCACAATGTAAAGGTGGAAGTGATTTTCTTACAAATGTAGTGTGCTGTTGTAGGTTTTGTAATAACTCAAAATCTCATACCGACTGGGAGGAGTGGTATTATAATCAGGACTTCTTTACAGAAGAACGATACGATGCTATAATCAATTGGATGAAACCTAAAACAAACTCAAATCTATATACGTATGGATCTCGAAGAAATAATGCAACTTAATGAAATCTGAAAGTATTGATCTTCAAGCATTTTTTGGAGGTTTCATCATTGCACATCTATCAATTATTATACCAATTTTACTTATCTTATGACTTTCACAATTTATTCAAAAGATGGTTGTCCATATTGCAGCAAAATTCAACAAGTATTTCAACTTTCTGAACTCAAATATGTAGTTTATAATCTTGGCCAAGACTTTGATAGAACTCAATTTTATGCAGAGTTTGGAGAGGGTTCAACTTTTCCTCAAGTGATTTGTGATGAACAACATATTGGAGGGTGCTCTGATACGATTCAATATCTAAGAGAACAAAAAATGATTTGATGGACCATGATGATGTAGATATAAATAAAAATGAACACCAAATCAATCGGGGTGTTGAACTTTTACTTCGAAATAGGAGGAGAGAATCATTAGCACCAAAAACTTTTCAAGTGAAGTTTGGAAAAATGATTACACTCTTTCAGAGAGAGTTTGATTTCTTTATTGAATTTCACTTTAATATAAGAAAACAATAAACTCTCTGGAGAAGGAAAATGGAACCAGCATATGTAACCGCATTTTTTTCAATGCTCACTTTGTTATTTTTTATGGTTGGTGGAGTTATAGGATGGTTGGCATATAGACATGCTCTCGAAACAAGAACTCCATATTTGCACCCAGAGTTTTTTGATGAAAATGGACAAATAATTCCCGATGAAGTAGTATCTGTAAGATTTGAAAACAATTATGACGAGTACGATGACGACGACGAAGAAGAAGACGACGAGTGAAAAACCAATTGAAACTCTTCCTCCCAACCCATTTATCTTTGAGATTTTAGATTTAGCATCTAAACAAAGGTCAAACGCAAAGAAAGTTGAGGTTCTCAAGACTTATGAACACGATTCATTAAAGACCATTTTGATTTGGAACTTTGATGAAACCGTAATATCCCTTCTTCCCGAAGGAGATGTTCCTTATGGTGATCTAAAGGATCAGAATGTTTATTCCGGTAATCTTTCTGATAACTTGATTCGTGAGGCAAATGGTGGTGAGGCTGCCACAATGCAGGATCTTGAGGGAAGAGGAAGAACATCATTAAGAAGGGAATATCAAAATCTTTATCATTTTGTAAAGGGTGGTAATCATAATCTCTCTACAACTCGTAGAGAGATGATGTTTATCAATATGCTTCAAGGTTTACACTCCAAAGAATCTGAAGTGCTATGTCTTGTAAAGGATAAAAAACTTCAGACAAAATATAAGATTAGTCTCGAAAATGTAAAAGAGGCATATCCTGATATTGTATGGGGAGGACGTTCTTGATGAGTCAAGGTATTGTGAACAAAAACACTATTAAGAAGGAAAAAATGGAATCAGATTCAAAACAATCCGAAATTCTACCTTCTCAGTATGGGTGTGATATATTACTCGAAAAAACAAAATTAGAAGATACAAAAGATAAAACTTTTCCTCTTGATGCATATTTGGTTTGGTATGTGTCCGAAGGTAAAGAATATCTTGATCTCTGCCGTGCGAGTAAACAAGTAAATATTTTTGATATGTATTATGATAAATATGGTCCAGGAGCACTTCAAAAGATTAAATATGGATATGGAACAGTAAGTCCCAGGTCGTGGGGATATAAAACACCAGAGAAGAAGAAAAAAAGATGACTGCGGGATTTGAAAACAATAAAGCAAAAGTAATTCTTGATGATGATGAAGTATCAAAACTCTTGAAAAAATATAAAAAAATTAAGAAATATATGAAGTCTCCTCTTTTTGCTGTGAAAACAATGGACGGAACCGAGGCATATGTGAGTTCATTGATTAAAGAAGCACAAGAAGATCCGGTAGACTAATGGGAAAGCACTACTTACTTAATCTGTATGGATGCTCGTTTGTTCTTTTGAATGACGAGCATTATCTTGTAAGGTTACTCGAAGAAGCAGCAGTTATAAGTGGTGCAACAGTTCTTCAAACAGTTTTTAAAAAATTTGATCCGCAAGGAGCAACTGTAATATGCCTACTTTCAGAAAGTCATATTAGCATTCATACCTGGCCAGAAGAAGGAAAAGCAGCAGTAGATGTTTATACTTGTGGAGATTCCGATCCAAAATTGGGTTGTGATATGATTATCTCACAACTTCACTCAACAAACCATACACTTTCTTACATAGAACGATGACTCACGATACCGTCTTCATCTCAGATGTTCACCTCGGAACCGACCGATGTAATATTGATAAGTTTATCAAGTTTCTAAATCAACTTGATACAAAAAAACTTGTAATGGTCGGAGATATTATAGACATATATTGTATGGAAAAACATAATACTCTATGGAAAACTCAACACACAAAGGCAGTTGAAAAAATTCTAGAATTGTCCAGAAAAGGAACAGAAGTTGTTTATATTCTTGGTAATCACGATGCAGTCGCAAGAAAATATGTAAATACCAGTTCTTCTTATTTACATCAAAATCTTATCATCTGTGATTCTTATATTCATCACAGCACAAAAAATAGAAAGTTTTTATGTATTCATGGTGATTTTTATTCCGAGTTCTCATCTGGTTCCTGGAAGCAATATTTTATGAACTGGGGATATGAAACAATCACACCTCTGAATATTTTTCTAAACAAGACTTTTGGTTTTTCTTTGATTAATTTTCTCAAATCAATTCCAAGAGGTAAAAAGTTTATTGATAAGTATGAAATGGATTTGATACATCACGTAAGAAAAATTGGAGAATATGATGGTGTGATTGCCGGACACATTCATCACGCAAATATTCGTGAGTATCAGGGAACGACTTATATGTGTGCCGGAGATTGGACAGATACTTGCTCTGCACTTGTAGAAAAAGATGGTGTCTTTGAAATCATTAAATATTGAACTTGACATCTCTTCTGTTTTCTTCTATAATATCTTTGCTACAGATGAAAACCTATGAATCAAGATAAACTTAAAATCATTATTAAAAATCTGGAACTTCTGGTCGATTCCTTAAAGGCAGAAGTATATTCAAGTCCAGAATCTTATGCATATGAAGCAGTTGCTCCACATATTGGAGACATAGATGATTACGATGAGGTATTCGAAGATGACGACGACTAAAAAAGAAATGAATAAAGATCTTGAAAAATTTCTATTTGCTGTTCCTACAGGAGATGGAGATTTTCTGGACATTGCGGCACAAAACAATTTGAGTGTTTATGCGACTCACGTTGGTTATATTTCTTCACTTGCTAGTAGTGGAAAAATCACCACAGAAGACGCATACTCCCAAATCAAAAAATTGACTAAATCGTTGCGTGAATCTTATAAAACATTAAAGGGAAGTTGGTTTTCATGACTGAATCTGTTAAATTGGTTTCTGTAACTCCAAATGCAGAAAGACACATTGCATATTGTGCTCGTGTCAGTAATCCAAAAAATCAATTCAATAATTCTTCTGCTGGATTACTAAAGTATTGTATTCAAAATCAACACTGGAGTATTTTTGAACACGCATTTCTAACAGTAGAAATCAATACTTCACTTGCGATTGCGACACAAATTCTTCGTCATCGTAGTTTTACCTTTCAGCAGTTTTCACAGAGATATGCCGACAGTACAGAACTACAATTAGAAATTCCTGTGCCTGAATTGCGAAGGCAGGATACAAAGAATCGTCAGAACTCAACCGATGATTTACCGGAAGATTTGAGTGCTTATTTTCAGACTCAAATTGAAAAACATTTCAGAGACTCAATTTTACTTTATCAAGGAATGTTGGATGCCGGTGTCGCAAAGGAATGTGCCCGTTTTGTGCTCCCACAGGCAACCCAGACACGTCTTTATATGAGTGGGAGTATAAGGTCTTGGATACATTACATCGACCTTCGTAGTGCTCACGGAACCCAGGCAGAGCACAAGGAAATCGCAGAGGCAATTCGTTGTATCTTTACCTGCCAATTTCCGACAATCTCCTCTGCTCTCAACTGGACTCGTGAGAATTGTAACCCTTGCGAGTATCAGAGCGCAATCACACTAGAATAAATACCTCTGTATATTATTTGTAAAGAATGGCAACTTATCCAATTGTAAATAAAGAAACGGGTGAAAAACAGGTGATTGAAATGAGTGTTCATGATATCACTGAATGGTATGAAAATCATCCAGAGTGGCAAAGAGATTGGTCAGAAGGATGTGCTTCTGGTGTAGAACTTGGTGAATGGATGGATACACTTGTGAAGAAAAAACCTGGATGGAATGAAGTTTTAGATCGTGCATCAAAGGCTCCTGGGTCTAAAGTAAAACCAATCTAAAAAAGAATGACAAGAAAAAGAAGAAGCAACAACGATTACCAACCCATCGGGGCTGGTCTTACTTCCAAGCAAGTAAAAAGAAAAAAACCAATCAATTCAGAATTACTTTTAAATATTGAACCACTTACAGAAAATCAAAGAAATTTATTTACTTTGTATGATGAAGGAAAACATTTGGTTGCTCATGGTGTTGCTGGTTCAGGAAAAACTTTTCTATGCCTCTTCAAGGCACTTCAAGATGTTCTAAATGAATATACACCATATGAAAAAATTTATATTGTAAGGTCTCTTGTACCAACTCGTGAAATTGGATTTCTTCCTGGAAGCCACGAAGACAAATCATCACTATACCAAATACCATACAAAAATATGGTAAAGTATATGTTCCAGATGCCAAGTGATGCTGACTTTGAAATGCTCTATGGTAATTTAAAATCTCAAGAAACAATTAGTTTTTGGAGCACTTCATTTATCCGTGGAACAACTCTGGATAATTGTATTATTATAGTCGATGAATTGGAAAATTTGAATTTTCACGAACTTGATAGTATAATTACTCGTGTTGGTGAGAATACTAAAATTCTCTTCTGTGGTGATGCATCTCAAAGTGATTTGGTGAGATTAAATGAAAAAAATGGTGTGATTGATTTTATGAAAATTATTCGTTCGATGCCATCATTTGGAATTGTTGAGTTTGGTGTTGATGATGTCATAAGGTCTGGATTAATTAAAGAATATCTTATTGCAAAAATGGAACTTAATTTATGACATTTATTCATCATAATTTTTTAGGTGATCTTGAACTAGAAAAGAAAGAAACAAATGGTATTCGTCTGTATCATCTTCCTGATGGTCAGTGGGTACCATCGATTACTTCTGTGACTTCTTTTTACAATCGTGAGATTTTTGTTAAGTGGAGAAAACGTATAGGACTCGAAGAAGCAAATCGGATTACGAAAAAAGCAACCGCACGAGGAACTGATTTTCATCAGGTATGTCAGGACTATTTGGAAAATAAGGAACTGAACTGGGACGATTATCAACCCCTCTCAAAGTTTATGTTCTATCATGCCAAACCAGAACTTGATAAGATAAATAATATTCATGCGATTGAAAGAACTCTTTACTCTGAATATCTTGGACTTGCCGGAAGAGTCGATTGTATTGGAGAATATGATGGAGAACTTGCCGTTATAGACTTTAAGACTTCCGAAAAGATTAAACCTGAAGAATGGCTTGAAAACTATTTTGTTCAGGAGATGTTTTATGCCTCCGCATACTTTGAACTTACTGAAATTGCTCCGGTTAAGTTGATTACCATTATGGTCACTCCTGGTGGAGAAGTGAAGGTATTTGACAAAAGAAACAAAGGGG